ATGGAAAATAATTCCAATAAAGTATTTGTGGTGCAGGTAGATCACAATAAAGATATGTCAGACGCTAAGAAGTATGGTCAGTTACAAGCGGTGTTCGGCAATCCGCGTAAGCCTTATGACACCCACTCAATGGTTAATAAAGCACGGGAAATATTAGAAGATTGGTCAGATGGTGATTACCTGCTAATGTTAGGCGACCCAACCTTATGTGGTGTTTGTATGGCGGTAACTGCAGAGTTTACTGACAGCGTTAATATTTTAAGTTGGGACCGAAATTCGTTCTCTTACATTCCACAGCAGTGGGAGTTCGGCCAGAGTAGCCAACGCACAATACACACGGCAGATTGACAGCTGCCACAACCCTAGAAGGAGAACAAAATGTCAAAAGTAGAAAAGGTAGTTAAAGTAGATGATTGGCAGTCCAGCTTACGTAAGGGGCAACAGAAAGTCCCGCCACGTGTTTGCATTTATGGTGGCCATGGTATCGGTAAGAGTACGTTAGCGTCAGAGTTTCCTAAGCCTATTTTCATAAGCACTGAAGATGGTTTAGACTCTTTAGACGTGACCAGCTTCCCTAAAGCTAACAGCGTTATTGATGTGGTTGAAAGTATCAAAACATTGATACGTGAAGACCATGGTTATCGCACTGTAGTTATAGATACTGTTGACTGGTTGATTGAACCGCTCATAACCAAAAGTATTGAAGAAGCTCACGATGCTAAAGAGTTGGCCTATGGCAAAGGTCAGATGATGGTAGCGGAAGAGTTCCGTGAGATCTTACAAGGTCTTGACCATTTACGTATAAAGAAGAACATGAATGTCGTTCTTGTTGCTCATGCCTCGGTCACTAAGTTTGAAGACCCACGTACTGAGCCGTATGATCGATATCAACCAAAGTTACCTAACCGATGTAACGCTCTATTGCAAGAGTGGACAGATGTGTTAGCGTTTTGCGCTTTCAAAGTGTTGATACGCAAGAGTGACTCTGGCTTCAATAATACGAAGAACAGAGGTGTGACCACAGGAGAACGACTATTACATTTAATCGAGAACCCTGCGTATGTCGCTAAGAATCGTTACCGTTGCCCAGAAGAAATAGAAATGAGCATCGATAACCTTAAATCAATAATCCCAATAGCAGAATAGGAACTATTACCATGGCTAAATTTAATTTTGATCCATCCGAAGTAGAAGCATCAACGTACGGTTCAGACCAGTCTTACGAGATCATGCCTGACGGTGAGTATAAGTTAGCAGGTGTGGATGCTGAAGAGAAGCAAACGCAAAAGAAGAACGGTACTTACATCAATGCTAAGTTTGAAGTCGTTGAAGGCCCACACACTGGACGTTTTATCTGGCAGAACTTTAATATCGTTAACCCCAACGAGACCGCTCAACGTATCGGTCGTCAAGAGTTAGTAGCTTGGGCTACCGCTTGTGGTAAAGCCACTGCTGACGATACTGATAAGCTGTTAGGTAAGATATTCTCAGCTAAGATTGGTGTTGAGAAAGGTACTGGCGGTTATGCTGATAGTAATCGTATTAAGGCATTTTTAGTTGGATCTCCTAGTAGGGCTCCAGCGCCTATGAATACGCCAGCTCCAGCGGCTCAAGCTCCGGTAGCTGAAACTTCAGGTGCAGCATCAAGTAATCCTTGGGATTAATCGTTAACCTTAGACGCTCGGCCTTTTAGGTCGGGCGTCATTATCAGGATGATACAATGGCTACTATCCCATCAACAATCGGTGATCAGATGATCACTAAGATATACGAAGGTTATGAGAAGAAAGAGAATGATGACTCTACAGTTTATTTAGGTCGTCTGGGCTCTTCCTTTATCGGTGAAGAATGTATCCGTAAGATTTGGTTTGACTGGAGAGGCTTCAATAGAGAAGGATTCCAGGGCCGTATTCTCAGGCTATTCGGCACAGGTCACTGGCAAGAGGACCGTATTGTAGAAGATTTACGTCGCGCTGGTTATACCGTCTGGGAGAAACAAGACGATGGTAAGCAGTATCAGTTAATTGATGAAACAGGTCACTTCATATCTAAATTAGACGGTGTCATTAAAGGTGTGCCGGAACATGAAGACCAAGCCCATATTTTAGAAATAAAGACTCATAATAAGTCTAGTTTTAACGGTGTGCTCAAGCATGGCGTATTAAAGAATAAACCTCAGCACTATTCTCAAGTTCAAATAAGCATGAAGTTGTCGGGCCTCACAGCATCTCTTTACGTGGCCGTATGTAAAGATGATGAGCGGTTCTACATTGAACGTATTGAGGCTGACACCCATCATCAAGATCAATTACTCAAGAAAGTAAAGTCATTGTACTCGGCAACCATGAGGCCCGCAGGCATCAGTGATGACGCAGGTAGTTTTGGTTGTAAGTTTTGTTCAATGAAAGACGTCTGTGTTAGAGAATCTGAGCCACTTAGAAATTGCCGCACCTGTGTTATGGCTCGTCCTGACCCAGACGGTAAATGGTTGTGCCAACTACATCATCATAACTTAGATGCTGACGCACAGCGTGCTGGATGTGAGGAGTACATTGCATTATGATTACAATAGGAATTGACCCAGGATTGGGTGGAGCGATTGCTTTCTTAAAGAACGGTAAGTATTATGCTCTTGAAGATATGCCGATAGTACTTAAAGGTTCAGGTGTAGTTAAGAATGAAGTAAACCCAACAGCGTTGAAATCTTTCTTACGAGAGCACGTGCCTGTTGAAGAATACCCGTTTGTTGCATTAGAGCGAGTGAACGCAATGCCAGGACAGGGCGTATCATCGGTGTTTAGTTTAGGTGACAGCTTTGGCACTGCAAGAGCGTGTGTTGCTGCCTGTCATTATGAGATGCTTTACGTAGCTCCTCGTACTTGGAAGAAACACTTCAACTTAACTTCTGATAAAGAGATGTGTAGAGCCGCTGCTATTAAAATGTTTCCTGAAGCTGAACTTCACTTGAAGAAACACGTCGATAGAGCTGAAGCCTTATTGATGGCCCGATGGATGTTTGAACAAAAATATTAGGGGAATAATAATGTCAAATAAAAAGATGATAGAAGTAGATGAAGATTACTTCAAGTCTATTGAAAGAGATAGCTACATGTTACAGTACCTTGATGCGTGTGGTGCTCCATCACTACCAGTATGGGATGAAGCTAAAGCCATGTTTGATAAAGAACATGAAGAAGAACTTGACGGCTATGATGATGCCAAGGATGTAGGCTATGACTATTGAAACGATCACAATACCGATAGAAGAATATAAAGAGCTTTTATCTATAGCTATTATTTACAAAGAGCAAGGTCTTCCTCCCTTAGGAGAAGATACTCGCCCCAAAGACTGGGTTAAGCTGGGTCTTAGCCCGAGCACCGTGGTTGAAGATCTGGATCTAAGAGGCTTTAATAAAGACCATTGGTTTAAAGGAACTAAACATGAGTGAAAGACATCATTACAAGGTTAACTATTTTTCTGAAACTGACGCAAAGACGATACTTAAACGTAACCAGCGACATGAAAAAGAAAGAGGTCGTAAAATACTTAAAGCTCGTGCTGGAATAGTAGATCATTTAGAAGCTAAAGCACTCGGCATGACCGTAGAAGACTACCTAAAGATGATAGGTTAAAATGTTTAGCTTGCCTTCTTTAATGTTTTACCGTATAGTATAATTCATAACGTATAACTGGAGTAATAAATGCAACTTAGACCATATCAAGAAGCCGCTGTTCAATCAGGAATGACCGCCATTTCTTCCGGCCATAACCCTGTCCTACAATTAGCTACAGGCACAGGTAAATCAGTCATTATAGCCGAAATGGCCTGTTATTTCAGGCTTCAGGGTAAAAACGTCTGGATACTTACTCACGTCCAGCAGCTGGTTAAGCAAAACGCAAAGACTTACAAAGAATGGTCAGGTACTGAACCTGCTATTGTTTGTGCAGGCTTAAACCGTAAGGACACAGATGGTATGGTTACTTACGGCACTATTCAAAGCATGAAAGGCGTCTTAGCTGAGATGGAAGATCCTGACATCATTATTATTGACGAAGCCCATAGGGTTCCACATAATGCTGGTGAAGCCTCTTTATATGGTAGTATTTTAACACGGTTTAGCGATGCCCAACGCATTGCCATGACTGCGACACCTTGGCGTATGGATAACGGCATTATTTACGGTAAAGGTGAAGAATTCTTCTTTGATAAGATAGCTTACAATTACAATGTAACAAGAGCTGTTAAAGACGGATGGTTATGCCCGTTAGCAGGTGTTGAGACAGCGATACAGTTAAATGTAGATGACATTACAGTTAATGGTGATTTCGTTCAATCAGAAGTAACTGAGGCGATGACGTGGGACTGGATAAGGTCAGTATGTGATTCAGTTAATGAGTTAGCTTCCAAGCGTAACTATATTGCCGTCTATTGTCCAACTATTAAAGCCGCTCAGTTCACAGCCAAAGCTATGGAAGTTACTGGAAGGAAAGTAGGTCTCCTGACTGGTGACATGAACCAAGCCGAAAGAGATAATGTGTACAACAGCTTAGCTGATGGTTCTATTTCAGTTATATGTTCAGTAGATATGATTACTACTGGTTTTGATTTCCCTGCCCTTGATTGCATCGTTTGCTTGCGCCCAACGCTATCCTCTTCTCTTTGGGTGCAGATTCAAGGGCGGGGAACCCGATTACATCCAAGTAAAAAGAACTGTTTGATCCTTGATTACGCAGGTAACTTGATTCGCTTGGGTGGTGTTGATATGTATGACACGTTCTATAAAGAGAACGGTGAAGAAGTTGAAGCAATACCCCAGCAGCCATATGAAAAGAAGCCTAGGACATTGTATCCTGGCTTAACCACTTTGAATCCTATTGATCCAATGACAGGTGATGTGGCTCACGATAATACAATAATAAACGTAACTCAGATTCATAAGATCAATGCGGTTGCGTTAAATACTCGCAGAGGTAAATACCCCATGTTGATGGTCCAATATACGTGCAGCACCGCTGAAAATGCTCGCATTAATGCTTCTATGTTTATCAACACAGAAGAGCCAAAAGAAAAAGATTTAGCCTTCTTTGAACAACGAAGGATGGCAATCCGTCTACCCAATGATGCTAAGAAGGTGTCATATCAAATCAAAGACTCTACATATCCTACGTCCATTAAGGTGAAAAAGAATGGTAAGTATTGGAACGTGGTGGGTGAGAGCTTTGGGGAGGTGGCTTAGATGAAAGAACCTAAACACGTTTGGGCGGTAGACACCAAAGGACCTTCCACATTAGATTACGCGTTAGCTTACGCCAATATGGGCTGGGCGGTCTTACCTGTATGGTCTGTTGATGGTGAAGGTAATTGTCGGTGTGGTAGGCCTAACAGTGAGAAAGGTCACAAAGCAGGTAAGCATCCTCAAGCCGACTTAGCACCCCATGGTCACCAGAACGCAACACTCGATGAATCGGTTATCAAGGAGTGGTGGTCTACTGACCCTGATGCGGGTATCGGCATTAGTCTAGCTGCCTCAGGTTTAATTGCGCTAGACATTGACCCGCAGAATGGCGGACAGGAGTCTCTAACCAAGATAGAAGCAGAACATGGAGTATTACACTCCAATTGTGTAGCTAAGACTCAAGGAGGCGGAGAGCACCGTATCTTTAACGCAGACGAGGACATGTCTTATCCAGGTACTCTTGATAAAGGCTTAGACCTCAAACATCACGGGTATATTTGTGTGGCTCCTACTCTTGGA